GAGGTCTGGATGGAATCCGTTGCTGATGTTGAAGTAGGTGAAGGCGACCCAAAAGTCATCCAAGAGGAAGCGTAAGCCGACTCTTAGTTGAACTGGCAATAGCCACACAGATTCCTATGAATCACTGGCAAACTGCCGAGGATATTCTTACAGCTGTAGAGATACTGGAGCAACGAAATGGCAAGTGAATTAGTAGCACTTGACCAGACTGAACTGCGCCAAGTATTCAAGGCACTTAAGAATATGGGTGAAGATGCTAATGAAGAAGCCAAGCGCCAATCAGGTGCTTTAGCCGAATTCGCTAGAGCTGAAGTAATTCAGACTGCTAACAGAGGCAATAACACTAAAGTTTCGGGTCGTATTGCGCAGGGTTCAAGGGTGAAGAAATCAAGCCGTATAGGTGAGATTACCTACGGCTTTGCATCTCAGAAGTTCTCAGGTGGGGCAACCACTAGAGATATCTGGGGCGGTTCAGAATTCGGATCTAATAGATATAAGCAGTTCCCTGTCTGGTCAGGCCGAGAAGGTCGAGGCTCTAAAGGATGGTTTATCTATCCAACGCTTCGTAAGATTCAACCTGAAATCGTTGCTAGATGGACTGAATCATTTACTAAGATATTGAAGGAGTGGGGCTAATGGCAACAGGTACTAGAGCATTAACGCTCAAACTCCTTGCTGATGTTGATAACTTCACTAAGAATCTCAATAAAGCCGATAATGATGTTTCCACTTTTGGCGACAAGGTTTCAGACTTTGGCAAGAAGGCTGGCTTAGCCTTTGCAGCAGCCGGAGCAGCAGCTGTAGCCTATGCAGGCAAGTTAGCCATTGATGGCGTTAAGTCTGCTATTGCCGATGCAGCAGCCCAAGAGAAGTTAGCTCTTACTCTTAAGAATGTAACTGGCGCTACGGATGCTCAGATAGCCGCTACAGAAGATTACATAACCAAGACTTCCTTAGCCTTTGGCGTTACCGATGATGATCTCAGACCATCCCTAGAACGCCTTGCAAGGGCTACTGGAGATGTCGAAAAGGCTCAGAAGCTACAGACAGTAGCCATCGATGTTGCAGCAGGTTCAGGCAAATCCCTCGAGGCCGTCACTAATGCCATGGCTAAGGCCGCCGAAGGTAACACTGCCGCACTTGGTAAGTTGGGTATTGGTTTAACTTCTGCTCAGCTCAAGACCATGAGCATGGAAGAAATAACTGCCAAACTAGCCAGCACCTTTGCTAATCAGGCATCGACACAAGCCGACACATTCGCGGGCAAGATGGCGCGCCTTCAGATCGCTTTCGATGAAGGCAAGGAAACAGTCGGAGCCTTTATCCTCGATGCCATTACTCCGATGGTTGAAATTATTGTCAACAAAGTAGTCCCAGCGATTCAGGATTTTACAGAGAATCTTGGCGAAAAACTACGCCCAGTTATGAAAGTATTAGAGCCAGTAATCAACGGACTTAAATCAGCATTTAATTCGGTAAAAGATTCACTGGCTGAGAACAATGACGAATTGCAGCCTTTTTATAACTTTATGAGAAATATCGCTAATTTTGCTAAAGATACACTGGCTCCTATTATTGGCCAGACTCTTGGCTTTGCATTCAAGGCTTTGGGTAAAATCATTTCAGAAATTATTGATACATTCGCCGGATTCGTTGAAAAGATAACCAAGATTTATAACACCATTAAAGGCATCATCGATGCTATCAAGGGCGCAGGCTCAGCCGTAGGTAACTTCTTTTCTGGATCTTCTTACAGCGGCGCAACTACTCCATCGGCTCCAATGGCTCCAACTCCTTCACCAGCAGCCCCTGTAAGGCCACGCTATTCTTACGCCAGCGCGGGCCCGACTAACATTACCGTCC